GACTGCTGGCATTGGCTCGATCATTTCCCCGCCCCCTCGCAGGCTGAGGCCTCGCCCTCGACGAGTTTGCGAATGCGGCGCTCGGCGTGAATGACCGTGGCATGATCGCGGTTGAAAATGCGCCCGACCCGGCACAGAGAATGTCCGCAATGCTTTCGAACCAGGTACATGGCCACGTGGCGAGACGTGACAATCTCTCGCTCTCGACTGTAGCCAAGGATCTGGTCCGTGGTGACGCCGCTGAACTTCGCCGTGATGGTGATGATCTGCTCGGCCGTTATGGCGCCGACGCCAACGGGCAGTATTGCGTCCTGAATTGGGTAAGTCATTTTGCGCCCTCGCCATCAATGACACCCCAATAGGCCAGCGTTTGTTCCGCGTGCTTGCGCAGGCTTGGGATGGACAACCACCGTTCCGCTTGGGGCAGAACCTTCTCATGAAGCACCTCCCGCTGGAGTCCCGACAGCTTGGACACGTCACCTGACTGCTTGATGTTCTTCATGGCGTAGCACCTCCTGCGTTGAGTCTTTCGCGCATCGCTTTGATCACGTCGCTGGTCTGCGCGGATCGCCGCTTGCGCTCTTGATCGCAAAGCGGCGCGTTCGCGCGCGGTTCTTTTACTGGTTCTTTTACAGGGTTAGTGTCCAAATTTTGGACACGGCTTTGGCCCGAATTTGGACACGGCTCGGCCTCAGATTTGGACACGGCTCCGTGTCCAGATTTTGGACACGGCTCTTGCGGTTCGGAATTGTTGAAGCACAAGATATAGGATGTGCTCAACTGACGCTTAGTCTTGGCGTCGACCGCCTGAACGCGCTTGATCAGACCCGCGCGTTCGAGCAACGCCAACTGATTGTTCAGAGAGGACCGGCTCATTTCGCAGTCATCAGCAAGCAGAGCTTGCGAGGGGTTGCACTGTCCCGTGTCCTTGTTGTGGCGGTCTGCAAGATGCCAAAGAACGACCTTGGCAGCGGGCGGTATGCCGCGCACAGTCACAGCCCAATTTGTCGCCTTGTGGCTCATGCCGCCACCCGCAGGCGGTGCCACAACTGTTGCACCTGAATCATTGTGGCATCGTACTCTTCGGCGATCTTGGCCATCTCGCGGTAGCGCCCACCACAGCGCGCCACAGCGAGCTCCAGGCGGTTCATAGCCTGCTCCCGCTGCAACCGCGCCACTTGCTCCGTATCCACGTCCAGACGGGCCTTTGCCGGGTCGTCTGTCATGGACAAGCCGAACCGATAGGCCGCAGCCGCGACAAGGGCTTCGGTGGAGTTCAAGCGCTCCGCGATCTGTCCGATAGACAGCCGCAAGTCGTCCCACAGTGGCTGGAGATCACTCTTGAATATGCGCGGGTGCCGGTTCGCTTGCCCCACCATGACCTTTCGGCCAAAACCCTCCACCTTCGCGCGCTTGCTGATGGCTTGGGGAGTGACGCCAAAGTGATCCGCGATGTGGTCCAGGCTCACTTCTCCAGATGTCCACATCCCCTTCAATTCCGCCTTCGCGGCTGCGGTCCATCGTCTCCTGTCCGTCATACTGCGCTCCCATGCCAAGGAATAGGTTTGGCCTGCGGGGATCGAGCCCCGCTCTCGGCCAGCCGGGCCGCAGGTTCCGAACATTGGGTGGTAAAATGAACGCCTCCATTCGAGACGCGGGGCGCGCACCCGTGCATGTTCGGCTGGTTTAAGGCCCGGTTCTGCCCCCGAGCCCGAAAGGGAGCCGCGCCCCCTATCTGTTCATCCGCCATGGTCACACCTCCAAAAGAAGCTGGACCAGATCGGGATAAAGATCCGCCGGTGCGCGCGACTCCACAACGCGCATGATCACCGGCCAAAAGTCTTTCATGGATGGCGACGTTGCGCCCTCGATCCAGCGCCGGACCGTTTCCGGGTTCACCCCAAGATGACGGGACGCGATCAGGCAGCGCTGGTGCTGCGTCGGCGCGTCATAGGCGATGAACAGGCAGTCAGCTACAAACTTGCCGTCGCGCAGGCGGGCATACAAAGCGCGCTGTTCGCGGGTGCCGACTTTTTCCGCAGCCTTGCGGAAGCTTGCCATGGCAAAACGGATGTCACGGGGCCGGCAGCTATGCAGCGGGGCACTGTGAAAGGTCATCGCCTTTCCCTCCGTCTCTGGACTCGGGGGGGTTCTGAGCCATGAAGTCGCGCACGCGCTCGATCGTCTCAGTGGAAGCATCCCCGCCGTCTTTGAGGCGGGAATACAAGCGGCTGTTGCTGACCGCGCGGCTCGTCACCGTAGCGGGGGCGAGGCCACACGCAAAAGCGTAAGCCTCGACCTCCAGCAAGAAGGATGAAAGGAGTTCTGTCTTTGCCATGGCAACATATAGGGACAATCGTCCCTCATTTGTCAAGGGACGATTGTCGCCTTGCCCCTTGCTTCGTTGAAAATAGAATGTTCAGCGTGACTGGAACATTTCGAACAGCGTTCTTTGCTGCCCTGGACAGGGAGGGCTTGCCACTTCGCAGGGTGGCGGAGTTGTCGGGCGTTTCCTACGAACAGCTAAAAAAACTGAAACAGCGGTCGAACGCATCCACAAACGTAGAAGACGCGGCAAAGCTGTCGTCAGTGTTGGGCATGACGATCGAGCAGGTCATGACATTTTTGCCAGAAGGGCAGAAGCTTCTTTCAAAGCAACAATCTCAAGAGTTTCGGGCGGGCCTTGCTCAGATAATGTCATCAGACAACCGGGTTTCAGAGCGCAGCCTTGCACACGGAGCCAGGCTTCCGAGCGGAGCGATTGCGCAATTCCTGTCCGGCGAAGTCGAAGCAATCAGCGTTCACGAAGCTGAAATGATTTCTGCGGCGATTGGGTTCACGTCCGCGACGATTATGGATCTGGCCCGGAGCCCGAAGGCTGATCTGGCCTTAGATTTGCTTCGCGGATTTGATCGCCTTTCCGAAGACGATCAGAAAGCGCTGATGTCTCACCTTCTGTTTCTCGTCGACCAAAGCAAGAAACGCCCATCGCGCGATTGATTCTTGTCAGGTCTCGGTGACCTAGCCGTAAGGCGAGCCTTACAATTTCGCCTCTGGTCACTCGCCCAATGGTGGGTTTCATAATACTATTCCCCTCACACCTCTCTAAATGGACCCCACCACATGCACAGAATTGCAGCCTCTTTGATTTCATTCGCATTCGCCGCAACATCACTTCTCGGCGCCTTCGCCGCGCTGAGCGCAGGCGCAGAACTCCGAGACACGTCCTTGATGATTCTGCACGGGCTCGGCAGCCTTATCGTTTTTTCCTACATCATCAGATCAAGAACGCCTGACTAACCAAGCGTAATTTTTCCAAAGGATCAAGGCTCAACGCCGCTTTCCGGCTCAACAGGGGACATTAGTCCCACTTTACTCTTTACGGGGACGATTGTCCCTGATATTGTCCACCCTACCGACCACACTCACGGAGAGGCGGGGCGGGGCCGCAGCAAACGGCCCGCCCCGATACGGGAATGGACAAGAAACCACTGAATGACACCGAGCGCGCCGCCGCAGAAGCGACCTTCGCGCGGATCTTGCTCGAACACATGCGGGCCTGTGATGAAGCCTGCCCTGGCCGACTGACGGCGCCGGTTGATCGCACCATTGGCGAACGGGGGGCGGCATGAGCAGTTTGACCAATCAACGCTTTGCTACGCAAGAAGCGTGTGGCAACGCCATCGAGGAATCCGGGCTGACCGGGAAGTATAAGCCGTGCTTTCTCATAACCAGCACAGACTCCTATTTCTACGCGAAGAAGCGCAAGTGCATCACCTGCGGCAATGCCCTTGATGGTGGCAATGACGCAAAGCTCTGCCACGGCTGTGAAATGGACCGGAGCCACCGCTGGCTTTGGGGAAGTGGGCACCCATGAGAACGCCCACCCCTTTTTCTGTCATGTACGCCGCGCACAGCCGCCGCCTCGCTGGCGAAGCCGTGCCGATCCATGACGGGATGCCCGAGCCGGGCTGGTATCGGATGCGCGCCGTGAAAAACGGCCCGTGGCTTCCGGTCCACATCTTCTTCAACCAGGTCATTGACGACGAGACCGGCGAACTGGCCGAGCCCGAAGACCTGCGCGCCGAGCGCATGGGCCGCGCGGTCGATCCGGTCGCGATCTGGACCTACTGCCAACCGATTTCTCGCGAGGCCTTTGACGCTCTCGTTGAACGCCACCGCACCGAAGACGTGATGGCCGCCACACATACGGCTGTCGATCTGTCCACCACGATCATCAGACCAGGAGGATGACACATGCCTGATGGAAACCCCCGTGCCACGATGGGCGGCAACAACCCGCCGCCGTTCGACCCGGCCATTGTCGAAAAACACGCCGAGATCGCGGCGCAGTTCATCGCCGCGGCCGGCGAATGGATCGAGAATGGCGACCTCGCGTCCGAAGAGGATGCGCAGCGCCTGAACGACTTCCGCGCCGGCATCCGCGCCCGCAAAAAGGAAACCGAAGACGACCGCAAGGCCGCCAAGAAGCCCCACGATGACGCGGGCAAGGCGGTGCAGACCGCTTACCTGCCGATCTTGGAGAAGCTGGATCGCGCCATTTCCAAGACTGACCCGATCCTGAAAAAGTGGATGGAGAAGGTCGAGGCAGAGCGCAAGGCCGAGGCCGCCCGGATCGCAGAAGAGGCGCGTCGTCAGCGTGAAGAGGCCGACCGACTGGCCGCGCAGGCGCAGGCTCGCAATGACCTGTCTGGCGAGGTGGATGCAGAAGCGGCTATGAAAGAGGCCGAGAAGGCCGAGAAGACCGCCACGCGCATGGCGAAGGGGACGGTGAAGGTTTCCAGCGCCACCGGCGGGGCTCGCTCTGCCAGCCTGCGCACGATCCGCCGCGCCGAGATCACCAACATCTATCTGGTGTTCAACCAGTTCAAGGATCACCCGGACGTTCGCGGCGTTCTCGAAAGCCTTGCCACCGGTGCGATCCGCCGCGGCGAAGAGGTCGAAGGCGTCCGCGTTGTGGAAGAGCGGAGGGCCGTGTGAGCCGCGAAGCGATGATATGCGACTGTGGCAGCCATGGATTTGTACGCCTTACCAAATGGCACACAGCCCTTTTTGATGCGGACGACCTCCCACGGGTTGCTGGCCATCTTTGGTGTGTAGATGCAAAGCGCGGTCGCGCCTATGCCATTCGAGCGGTCGGGCCAAGGGGAAAGCGGCGTTTCCTCTATATGCATAGGGAAATCATCGCCCCCCCTAGCGGCTTTGATGTCGACCATATCAACCATGATGGCGTCGATAATCGCAGAAGCAATTTGCGAGAGGCGAGCCGCGCCCAGAACAACGCAAACCAACGAGCTCGAAAGGGTGCGAGCCGGTTCAAAGGCGTTCACTTTCATAAGCAGACTGGCAAATGGCAAGCGCAGATAAGGCGAGGGCCAGTGCGTAAGAGTCTTGGCTTGTACGCCACGGAAGAAGAGGCCGCCAGATCTTATGACCAAGCTGCGATCGACATCTACGGAACCTTTGCGGCCACAAATAAAACCCTTGGAATTTATGAGGTTGATCATGACGACTAACTCGAACCTGCCCACCAAAATTATCAACACCCCGCTGATGGATCCTGACGCCTTTGCTCACATGCAGCGCGTTGGCCAGGTCTTGGCCTTGAGCCCGCTTTTCCCTGACCACTTGCGCAAGGGCACCAAGGAATCTGCGGTCGCGAACGGCGTGCTTGTGATGAATATGGCGATGCGTCTCAATGAGGATCCGCTGACTGTCGCCCAGAACATCTATTTTGTGGGCGGCAAGCCTGGCTGGTCAGCCAGCTACATGATTTCGAAAGCCAACCAGCACGGGGTATTCAAGAACCCGATCGACTGGAAGGTGGAGGGGAGCGGCGAAAACCTGTCTGTTACCGCGCAGGCCGAACTCACAGCCACAGGAAAGAAGGTCAGCGTCACCTGTGACATGGCGATGGCAAAGGCCGAAGGCTGGACCAAAAATGCCAAATACACGTCAATGCCAGAGCAAATGCTGCGCTACCGGAGCGCGACATTTCTGATCCGTCTGTACTGCCCCGAAGTCATGGTCGGTGTTCCTTCGACGATCGAAATCGAGACGGGCACGGGCATGAAGGATGTGACACCGGCAGAGGTCGCCGACCGGTTTGCCTCTGCCACTGATGACACGGAAGAGGCGGAAACCGTCGAAGACAACCCCGAAGAGCAGGACAAGGGGCCGACCAAGAAACCCGAGCAGAAGCAGAGCGCGGAGAAGCCCGACGATGGCCCCGCCTCTGCGCACCAAGCGGTGTTCGAAAGCCTGGTGGCCGACCTTGCGGACGGCATGCCCGTGGAACGTGTCGACCAGTTTTACTCTGAAAAGCTGGATGCCATGAAGCGAGACGCCCCTGACCTGCACGCGAGTCTCATGAAAGAGATCGAAGAATGGGGGGCTCAGTAATGCCCTACACCAACCACGGCACGGGCTTTCAGCGCACTGACACCAGCGCTGCGGCCGCGATCGAGGCCGAGAAGACCGCGCCGAACCTGCGCGACCGGGTGATGTCCGTCCTGCACGATTCCGCAGACCCGATCTCCGCAGACGAAATCGCCGCCCGCCTTGGCAAGCCCTACGGCTCGATCCGCCCGCGCCTGACTGAGCTCAGGAACAGCGGGAAGGTCGAGGACAGTGGGCAGCGTGGCAAGACCCAATGGGGCAAGTCCTGCATCCTCTGGCGGGCTGCTGATTCGAAGAGTTCATAACCACCATCCACGAAAGGAATAGAACGTGAGCGATGGAAACAGCCATTTTTTGATGGCGCTTGGCAGGATCGACGGCGGCCACGCCATCGAGGTTGCCGACGAGCAACTGCGGGAGGTGATTTCCGCAGTCAACCGCACCGGCAAGAAAGGTTCGATCACCGTGACTCTGGAGGTTTCGCCAAACGGGGAGACCGGGTTCGCGGCGACGGCCAAGGTTACCGCGAAGGCGCCGCAACTCCAGTTCGGCCAATCCTTCTTCTTCATGGACCGGTCGGGCGACCTCACCCGCGAGGCACCGAACTACGTCCAGCAATCCCTTCTGAAGTCCGAGGAACCTAACCATGGCTGATAAGACCGAATACGAATCGAAGCGCGACGATGTGGCCGCGAGCGACGTGAGTCGCGCCCAGATGGAAGGGCGGGGTCTGTTCGCCACCCTTCCAGGTGGATACCTGATCCACTCTCTGGAGGAATTTCAGGAGCGGCCCAACCGTATCTATGAAAACCGCGTCTTCGCGGATGTGACCTCTTTGGCGGGGTATCTCGGCCGCTTTGAAACCGACGACTCGGTTGGCTTTGCGAGCGCATCCAGTCGCTCCATCAATGTCGTGATCGACTACCATACTGCCGAAGAGGGCAGCGGCGGCGACGCCCTGCCGAGTCACGGTGACCACCTGGCAGGATTTCGAGCGCGCTACTCCGAGCCCTACAAGGCATGGCGAGACCTGCACAGCAAGGGCGGCATTCGCCAGAAGGCCGCCGGCGAGTTCCTTGAGGATCGCGCGCAGGACGTGAAGCGGCCCGAACCTGCCGACATCATGGACATGGTGATGAACTTCGAGGCATTGAAGAAGGTTGACTTCAAAAGCTCTACCCGGCTTCGGGATGGCAGCGTGCAGTTTGTCTATGTCGAAGAAACCGAGGCGCGCGGGCAGGTCACCGTTCCCGAACACCTCACGCTGTTCGTGCCGGTGTTCGATGGCATGGACCCGCAGGAAATCCGGGTGCGGATCAAGTTTCGGATCGAAGAGGGCCGCTTGCTGTTCGCGTTCGAGATTCACGACATCCAGACCCTTGAAGACGAGGCCTTTGGCCGGTGCGTCGATGCACTCAAGGTCGCGCGCCCGCAACTCATGGTTCTGAACGTGGCCTGATGTCCACCACGGACCCCATATCTGCCGTCTGGACGGGCGAAGTCTTTATCCCGGATGGCAACTGGTCTCGCGCCGTGTGCCTGGACACACTCGGCGCGGGCGAGGTGACGCGGCTTCTCATTAACCCAGATGGGAAGCCGCGCACCGAGCAATCGCACAACCACCAATTCGCGTGGCTGCAAGATGCACTGGAGAACCTGCCAGAGCACATGCAGGATGCCCCGTTTGCGAAGAACAAAGACACCCTTAGACGCCACGCGCTGATCAAGTGCGGCTACTGCGACGCTGCCGTGATGGTCGCGGGATCTGAGCGCGCTGCCCTGCGGCTGGCCGCCCATGTGAAGGCGCTGGCAGACAAGGCTCACGGATACTCGATCACCACGGTCAGCGGGAAGCTTGTCTACAGCTACACGCCAAGGAGCCAGACCTACAAGGCCATGCCGGATGGCGAGTTCCAGAGATCGAAAACAGACATTCTCAACTACATCGCGGGCCTGATCGGCTGCGCGCCCGAAGACCTGACAAGAAGGAAAGCCGCATGACCTATGATGATGCAATGAGCGCCCTGAATAGCGCGGTCTATGATGCCGTTCGCGCGGCCAACAACGAAGACGGTGCACCGGCGGCCGCGCTGCGCGAGATCGCCGCCGAGGTGGATTGCCTGATCGACCACAACTGCACCCGCGCGGAACTGCGCGATGCTCAAGCGCTCTACGAGGGCGCGAAGCTGGCGGGGCTGACCTGATGGCGCGTTCTGTCTCGGAATGGATCGGCAAAACCGACGAAACCCCGGCCCCGCCCCGCGTCAAGGCCCGTATCGTGCTGGCCCAGGACGGGCTTTGCGCCTGCGGGTGCGGCGTAAAGCTTGGCGCCTACGCCGAGAAGACCGAGTTCGACCATGAGGTCGCGTTGGTGAACGGCGGTGAAAACCGGGAAAGCAACCTGCGCGCCCTGCGCCGCTCATGCCATGGAGCCAAAAGCAAGGCCGATGTTGCCGAGAAGGCCAAGGTGGCGCGCGTTCGGGCGAAGCACCTGGGTATTGCTCCGAAGAAACGGAAGATCCCTTACCGGAAATTCAACGGCGATGCCGTTTGGCCGAATGACTGAGGGTGTGAACATGCTCGACGCTTTTGCAGATCCCACCGATTTCTGCCGCACCTGCCGGGGTGACAAGTGGGCCGAAGACGGGGCGCGCTGCGACGTGTGCGGCGGGACCGGACTTAGGACGATTGCCGCCCTGCCCCGCCGGGCTGCGCCGCTTTCCGGCCCGGAGTTGCGCGCCTGGCGCCGAGACAACCCGCGCTGCGCCTGCGGGGCCTGTGACGGCCTGACCGTAGTTTCCGAGGGCTACCACCCGGAGCCGCCCGTTTACCGCTGCGCGGCGTGCGTCTCCCCGTCCTCGCCGGGACCAACATGGGAGGCCCCCGAATGAACCCCCTTCGCCGCTACATCCGCCCCGCCCCGATCCGCGCCAGCCGCGATGACCTTGGCGTTGCCGTGATCTGCATTGTCGTGACGCTGGCACTGTTGGCCGCAAGCTATGGAGTGATTTGACATGACGAAAGCAAAGCACACGCCGGGGCCTTGGGAATACAGACCCACAAAATATCACGATTGGGGCACGGTATGCGTTGACGGATTTGTCCTTTGCCAAGCGCGCGAACCCAAAACTGTGATGGACGCAGAATTTTTGAATGAGCATCGCAGGAATGGAACAGACCCATGGGAAGCCAACGCCCGCCTGATCGCCGCCGCGCCTGACCTTCTGGAAGCGCTGGAAGCCATGCTTTCCCACACGAATGGGTGGGATGAAGCCCAACTGCGGAAAAGGTGGGGCGAACAGGTTGTCGCAGAAATCCTTGCCGCCCGCGCCGCTATCGCCAAAGCAAAGGGAGAAGCCCAATGACTGACCGACTGACACCGGAAGCCGTGAAGGCGGCGCGGGAGCGCGTGACACAATTCCTGATGATGCAGCTTCCCGGCCAACCCATGATGATGCACATGGGGACAAGCAGTCTCGTGAACGAGCTTGATGCTATCGCCCTCGACTGGCTGCGTCTCAAAGAAGAAAACGCCATTCTGCGCACCGAGAAACACGCGGATGCAGAAGCGATCGCGCACCTCAAGGAATTGGAGAAGGAACGGGACGAGTTGATTGCAGCGTTGACTAAAATTCGAGACCAGGACGTCCCACCGGTTGACGGCGACAGGCCGAATGTTTGTGTGCACAGCCGCACAATGGATCAGGAGTGCAATCTTTGCACAGTTGCATTCGCCCGCGCAGCCGTGGAGGGGAAGTGATGTTCCACCGCCGCAACCCATCCCCCGAACGCCTTGGCCTGCGCGGCGTCGAACAGCGCGCAATCGAGGATGCCCGCCGCAAAGACGCGGAACACCGGGAAATGATGCTTGAGGCTATGCGCGCCCTTGGCTTTGAGGCTTGCTGCGAAACCTTTGCCGGTCACATTCTCGGACGCCCTGACGCCACGGCAGAACAGAAGCACGACGCAATCCAGCGCATGGCCCGCGAGGCGTGGCGCGACATTGAACCGAGATAGCCGCTCACTCACGGACGGCTGCCCCCGGCGCATCATTCGCACGGTCGCCGGGGGAACTTACACAAGGAAGGAAAGACAGATGAACATTGAAAAGCTGACGACACTTTTGGAATTGCTGCGCGATGACGCACCCGCGCCGACCCCGACCGACCACCCGGCGGCGCAAATGATCGGGCAATTTGTTATCATCCGCAGCCGCGATAGCGGCGTTCACGCCGGTACGCTGGTTTCGGTTCATGACCGCACCGTTCGCCTTACCGGATCGCGCCGTCTCTGGCATTGGAAAGCCGCGAAAGGACACACTCTGAGCGGCGTGGCGCTTCACGGCATCGCCCCTTCCGGCAGCAAGATCGCAGGCGAAGTGGCGGAAATCTGCATTCTCGACGCCTGCGAAATTCTGCCAACGACCGCTGCTGCTGGTCAGTCCATCCTTGGAGCGCCTGAATATGAGCCTTCCTAATGTGATCAAACTCGCACCGGAAACTTTCGAAGAGAATGGCTATGGCTCTGGCTATGGCTCTGGCGATGGCTCTGGCGATGGCTCTGGCTCTGGCGATGGCTCCGGCTATGGCTATGGCTCTGGCGATGGCTATGGCTCTGGCTATGGCTATGGCTCTGGCGATGGCTATGGCTATGGCTCTGGCTATGGCTATGGCTCCGGCTATGGCTATGGCTCTGGCTCTGGCTATGGCTCCGGCTCTGGCTAAACAATAACCCGCCCGATCCCCCAGACGGACGGGTTCCCCGCCGCCGGATACCGAGACACGAAGGCGGCGGGATCAACCCAGGAGAGGATAGAACGATGGACAGACACCCACTCGACGGCAACGCCATTGCAGTCGACCGGCATTACGACGACCGAGACGAAGAAGGCGCGGCCATAGGTGACCCGTGTGGACGCTGGAACGAGCCTGACGAAGATTGCCCGAAACCGTGGCAATGCTGCGGCACCATGGCGGAAACAGATGGTGGTTTCGTCGCGTGTGACGTGTGCGGATCGATGCCAAGCGGAGACTGACCACATGCAGATCGCCACAGCCGAACACATCGCCCGCGTGGAAGCCAAGCTGGACGCCATTGCCGCGCGCCTGGACGACATCGCCCCGCCGCCGCAATGGGTGAGCGTGGCGGAATACATGGCCATGAAGGGCGTGTCGAAAAGCACGGTCTACCGGCGGATCGACGCCGGGGAACTGGAAGCCCGTGGAAGCGGGAAAAGCAGAGAGGTGAAGGTGTGATGGAGGAATCGTGGAAGCCGATACCCGGATATGAAGGCCTTTATGAGGCAAGCGACTTGGGGCGAGTTCGGTCGATTGATCGGACGGTCACAAGAAGCGACGGGCGAAAATGCATGTGGAAGGGGCGCATAAGAAAACAACGTCCAAACAGGTTCGGCTACATGTCAGTTGATCTGAGCAAAGGCGGCACCCTAAGGACGTTCCACACCCATCGCCTTGTGGTTAGTGCCTTTATTGGGGCCATCCCGCAGGGGATGGATGTTTGCCACAATGATGGAGATCCGGCCAACAATCGACTGTCTAACCTGCGTGTCGACACCAGATCAGGGAATGTGGCGGACATGGAGAAGCACGGGACGAAGTTGCGCGGAGAGGACGCCAGCGGCGCAAAGCTAACAGAACAGGACGTTAGAGATATTCGAGCAAAATACAAACCTCGGCAGGTTGCCGAATTGGCGAACAAATATGATATTCGGCCATCATATGTCTGGGCGATAGTGAAAAGAAAAAGGTGGGCGCACGTAGACTAATCCAGCCTCCTAGCCAATTCTTCCGCCCCTTCGTTGTAGTACGTCATCAACTGCGAAATGTTCTTATGACCCACCACCCGCGCCAAGGCCAGAACATCCAGCTTCTTCGAGAGCTGCGTGATTGCGTGATGCCTGCTGTCATGAAAGTGCAGCCCCTCGACCCCGGCCATTTCGCGCACCTTCCGAAAACTGGCGTCCAGCGTCTTACTGGTCAGCCCAAACACCGGATCGGCATGGGGCAGCGCTTGAATAAGCCTCACGGATTCAGTGGACAGCGGGACGCTGCGGGAAGTGCCGTTTTTCGTCCTGTCCAGCCGCGCCACGCGCTTTTCGAGATCCAGTCGGCCCCACGTCAGGCCGCAGATTTCACCGGCCCGCATGGCTGTCTCGCAGGCGAACAGGAACGCATGGTAAGCCCGAGCGCGGGTCTGCGTCAGGTCATCACCGGCAGCAATGGCCAGCCGCTCGAACTCGTCTGGCGTGGGCAGCCTGTCGCGCGGCGGGGGCGGCTTGGGTCGGCGCACGTCTGCCAGCGGGTTCGCCCCGATCAGGCCCCAATCGCGCCGCGCGCAGGACATGACCGCGCTGAGAAAATTCATTTCGCGCAGGACGGTCGCGGGGCTGACTTCGGTCAGGCGATTATCGCGCCAGTCGGAGAACGTCGCGGCATCCAGATTACCCAGGCGCACGGACCAGATCGGATCGCGGTGCAGCCGGTTTACCTTGACCACCTCCCACCTGTGGCCGCGCTTGCCGGGGCTGACTTCTCGCACGTAGCGTTCCAGCAGCTCCCCGAAGGTCATGCGCGCGGCGACAGCCTCGCCATTGTCCAGCAGGTATTCGGTGCGGCTGGCCCAATCCTTCGCCGCCTGCTTGGTCGGGAAGCTCTTGGATTTGCGAATCCCGCGCCGGTAGATTTCCGCCCGCCACTTGCCTCGATCCCGCCTGATACTCGCCAACCCGATTCCCCCGCGCGTAGTGCAATGCGTAACTTGCGCGTAGTCGGATGGCACAGGGCGGGACGGAATTGGGATAAAATGCGACTTATCAACAGATCAACCCCCAAGTTTTTCGAGTAGAGGCTCAAATATGCGACCCGATGACAAGACAAGCGTACCCGTGGCCGGTATCATCTACAGCAACGAAAACAGTGCCCTATCGGATGCTGCGCGTAATTTAGACGTAATGGAGGAACTGTGATGACCCATGACCAGATCAAGCAGCGCCTTACTGACGCGGGGCTGGCCGTGAAACCGTTGGAGTTTTTCGGGTACAACGCTTTCGGCGCAGCGGGGGTCTACCAGATCATCCAAGACAATGATGGCGACTTTGGCTTTCGAGTATCATCCGCACCGTCTACCAGCTACTGGTCATGGCCCGACCGGGATGGCGCAATTCAGGGGGCCAACGGTGACAACGCGCGACGTATCTATGCAGCACTGATGGAGGTGGAAGGATGAAGCGCATGATGATCGAAGCGCACGTAAACATCACGATAGAGACGCCAGTGAAGCACTGGTTATCGCAATGCCTCCGCGCCCTCGCAGAACTGAAAGGAGAAAACCAATGACCTACCCTAATCCAGCCAATAGATTATTCGTCCATTGGCACGACAGCCGCATCACTGGTAAAGAAGCAATGACGCGCTACCCCGATCCGCAATTTTTCATGCGCGCTCGACCGTCCATGACGCTCGATGAATGCCGCGAGTATTTACAACGAAACGCCGATGAGGCCGCTCGCGTGGTGGATATGCTGCGAAGCAGTGCGTCCTTCAAACAGAAGGCGCCAATCCTGCACGTCTGCAACAAGCTGCACGACTTTCGCATCAGCATCGACATGCACGGCGGCGAGCAAGGCAAACCTTATCTGTGGGAGGAGTGATGGAAAACGTTACCAGCATCGGCGACGGAAACCGAGTTTTCAAAGGCAGAGCGGACCCGCTAGTGATCGAGCGTTTAGAAAACCTTTTGGACGAAGCCAAGCGCGGTGAGGTCATCGGAATTTCGTATTCATGTGCGCGCCCAAATTTGACTGCGGGGATTGGCTTCGCCGGGTCCGAAGTGCTTACCATGATGGGCGGAACGGTCATGCTGCAAGATCTGCTTGCACAATCGCTGAAAGAGTGAATTGCGGTTCCACCCCGCCGCGCGATGATGTAGAGTAGGGGAGGCGCGGCGACACGGTGATATTCTGCCGGCCGTAGCACCACTCTCGGGTGGGAGCGTTTTGTGGGGTTCCGGGCAGGCCCCACCCGCGCCAAAATAGCCGCTTTCACAGGGCCGCGCCTCGGACAGCCTGTGACCGTAGATTCTCCGGGCGTGGTGGCAGAGTAGGTGAAAGACCCTTAGATGCCACGGGGGCGCGAAACCGATCAGTAGGGCAGCGTTGCTGTTCCGAATCTCGGCCCACATAGCCGCTTTGCACCCCGCCGCGCGATGGTGTAGAGTAAGCCTGTGATCGGCGGCAGGGACGACCCGCCGCGCCTGTCGTTCAGGTGCAGCCGCCTTTCACACTCATGCCGCTTATCCGCCAAACGGATCCTCGACCGGCCCGCGATCCGGCGGCATCGGCACCTCTCGCAGAATCTCGCGGCGCGCGGCGTCGAGTCAGTATTCCCTTGGCACAGACGCACCTGGGGATAGATCGCCCCGCCACGCCTCGTCCATCAAGTCATATCGTGCGTCTTCATAGGCGCGCTCGTAGGCGTCCGCGCAGCTCTCCATCCACTGTGCATCGAGCGCCCGTTGCTGCTCCTGGCGCTCGCGCTGTTCTTCCCACCACGATTCAAGGCGCTCTTGGTCTTCTTGCGCCTGCTGAACAACGGCAGGCGCAGTTGATCGGGCCCACTCGAATGCGACTGTTGCGGAAACGAATGAGGCGAGCAAGCAAGCTGGCACGATCTCTTTCCAAAATCTGTCCTTTGTCATCCCTATACCATGGGGATTGAAGCGCTCGATGACAAGAACGGCCAGCCCTAGTCGGGACCAATCGCCGCCAGATTTGCGGCCTGCTCTCCAAGATAGACCCTCATGGTTTCGCGCATGATCTCTTCCATTTGGAGGGTCAACTCTCGTTCTCGTTCGATGCGCTCCGGCCTGCTCAGACTTGGATTTGTTTGCGCCTCGTAGATCTCGTCCCGAATCCCGCGCAACAGGTCATCGGAGCGATCAAAGATGCGTGGCGTCGATTGCGTCCACCTGAACCTATCGCCCTGCCGATAAACATTGAGCTCGGTGGAAATCCTCTCCCATGTTTCCGCTGCCAAGGCATCATTTGGGTTTTCTTCGAGGGCGGCCCAGGCGGCGCGAGCGCGGTTTCTCTGGCCAAACACCTCGGTTCTCATGTCGTAGTATCGGCCTTGAGCATCATACCAGTTTGTTCGCCCCATCACGGAACGCAGGATCGGCACTCTATTCGGGTCCGTTTCAACACCCTGCGCGGCGTCAAGTGCGGCCTCTCCCGACATCGAGAGGAACCGACCTAGACCGCCAGACCAATACCGATAGAGGTATTCAAGTTCGCCTGGGTATCGGTCAAACACCCCCGGAAACAGCGGGGCGGGTGTGAATCGGTCTCCACCGCCAAGGCGGTTCATCGCCTGCGCAATCCAAACAGCGGCGTCCGAATTGCTGCGCTCAAAATACTGATTGGATCGCGGGCGCCCTTCGGTCCACATCTGTGATTCTGGGCGGATTGGGGCGCCGGTCCAAGAGCGGTTGAAGGCGAGGTCGACAAACGGATCGGCAAAGGTCGGGGCCACCATGTTCCAGACGCTCTCGCTGCCGAATGGGTTTGTGTTCATGAGTATCGACCGATTGACGGCGCCGATGCTTTCCTCTGGGGTCGCGTGCCCCGCTGCCAGCGCAGCCGCCTCATTCCCCATCGTCAGAAGGGGGCGCAAGTTGTGCGGAACCCGATAGGAAAAGTATTTCAGGCGCTGTCGTGTGATCATTTCGCCGTTGATCTCCACCTCTTCCTCTTCGACGCCGTAGGGGATGATTATGCTTCGACTGCGTTCCCACTCCGGGATCTGGAGGTAGAGCGGACGCCCTTCCGGGTCGTCGTCGTCGCCCCAAGCGTCCATGTTGAACGCGGTCAGGGCGAAAGCGGTAGTCATCAAGCCAGCGTAAATTGCCCAGTTCTTCTTTTTGCCAGAAAATCTGGCGAACTTTTCCATGCCCTGAATGGCTGGATTGAAGAATGCGTAGAAGGTGGTGAACTTGCGGGTTTGCCGACCGCGGCGATAGTAGTTGCCGCTGGCATCGAGCGCCATCTCTGCTGCCCGCTCCCTTGAGAACCCATTTTGTCGAGCTGAAACAAACATGGCAAAGCGGGTCGCGTGCTCGATCGGCTGGTTTACCATTTCAACGGTTTGGAGGGCTTTCTCCGCTGCCTTAAATGGAGCCGCAGCCCAATTCACCCTGCCGTTCGCCCCGATCTGGTCGTTGATGTCCTGCGTGATTTCATCGAGGTCGCGGAACGCCATGAAGTTGATCTTCCCGCCGGAAGACTCCCACTCTTCATAATACCTCTCAAAAGCAGACATATCTTCCTCGGCGACATCTTGGCCCATGAGTTTCTTGATCCGGCTGTCCTCCAGCAAGTTGGCGCCGCGCCCGATCGCGCTGTTCCTCACTTCGCGTTGCAGGGCAACGGCTAGAGCAACCGGGTAATTTTTAACGAAAGACGGCACCATGCCCTTCGTGTCCGCGTTGTACGCGGTCCACACCCCCTCCGCGTAGTCTGCCATGGCATTGGCAAACACGAAGTTCGGGTTGCCCCCGGTTTGAAGCCTGGAGAAAGCGCGCGTTGTGCGCGCGACCGTGTTCATTACCGGCGCCCAATCGCCGAAGTCAGACGTGCCCAGATTCTTCACGGCCTCGGCCATCAACCTGTCTTTGATGCGCACATATCGAGTTTCACCGCCAACCTTCACCCCGATGACCTCGGTTTCTTTCAGCACGCCAAAATCAACAACTTCCCGAACCATGCCGGTGTCATTGTCGAAAACTTTCCGCATGGGCAGTTTCCCCAGCTGCTCCCAGAGTTCAGGGTTGGGATATTTCTCAACCTGTTTGAGAAGAGATCGACCGACGCGGTTTTTCTCTGCCCTGACGATACCCTCCTGGCGCATGGCAATGGCCTGGACAAATGGGTTTTCCGAGATCGACATCCGTCCAAGAGCCTCGCGAACCTCTTTCCCACGGATGTCAAAGCCCCTGCCGATGCGTCCAGTTTGGGCGGCATCATCCCGTTCCGCGAAGCCTCTCAGCGGAACATAGTGGTCATACATATCCTTGTAGGATTGATGCTGTTCTTGGCTGATAAGCCCGGATGCGCGGCGATTGTTCAGGTCGCGGTCGAGCATGGCGCGGACCTTGCCCGCAACCTGTTCCAAGTTTTCCAGTTGCCCGCGATCCCTAAAATCCTCGATAAGAGCATCCGCGGCTTCATCATAGAGTCCAGATCCGTTCCCGTCCCGGAACCTATCCGGGTCTCGACGCGCCATTTCGGCATTGCGCTCCTTGGCGTGCATGGCAAGAAGGTATGTGCCTATATCATCAACCGAGACTTTCAGTGCCTTCATCATTGTGGTTATGGGGCGCACCTCTTCACGCAGCATTTTCTCAAGTCGTGACGAGGCGCGGCCATCGTAAAGGGTTTGCTTCAACCGAAAGTCTATTTCGTCAGGAACTGCCTCACCGGTTTTCTTTTCGATGGCCGCATTGACAGCCCCGAACATGACGAAGCGATCTTGAATTTCCTCACGGAAACGATCTATGCCACGCCGATGCGGAACTTCAAAAAGAGGCGGCAAGCCCAACTGAGTCGGCTGGGTCGGTGGGCCATAAAGAGCGTTGAGCGCCTTGATGCGTTCGAGCGCGGTCTCAGAGAACGTGCCACCTGCGCGAACCCCTTCCCCGCCCTGATCAGCGCCACTCGGTGCGAAGTTGCGCGCGGCGAACATGGGCCGCAGGTCGCCCTGTGCTCCGGCCTGACGGCTCACAAAGCGCCCGTTGCGGTCTCTGGGGCGCTCTGAGGCGGTCAGGGCTGGCTCTGGGCGCTGTCGGCCCTCGAACTGCCTGCGCCCCACTTCCCCCTCGCCCACGCGCCGGAAAACAGCCTCTGCCGTGGTGAAGCCATTGCCGCGCAGCGCGTTGCCGATTGCCTCCAGCGCGTTGCGGATTGCGCGCATCCCCGCCGCGACGAACCCGGTCGGCTCGAACCGGCCATCCATGAAGTCCGCGAACAGGTCGGCGATGACCTCTTCCAGAATGACGCTTTCGGGGTCGTTTGGGTAGGCCTCGCGAACCCGAGCCAGCATTTCCGTCTGGGTCTTGGCGTAGCGTTCCAGCGCCCGCCACTCTGCCGGGCGGAACAGACCGGCCTCCTTGCCCCACATGCGGGCATCGCGCAGCGCGTGGATAGCCTCGTGGCGCACCGTCTGCCGCCAAGTGCGACTCGACGACAAGGCCGCCGTGATGACGCCCCTGAAATACACCCCGTCCAGTTCCTGCTTTTTGATCTCGCCCACTTCGGCAAAGAGGCGTTCGACACCGCGTGTCTCGATGTTCGGCAAGCCAAGCTTGCGCAGTTCCGACCGCATGTCGTTAGCGAGAGACGCCGCCTGGTCGCGCGCCTCTGGCGTGGTTTCGAACTCGATCAGGCCGCCGGCCGCAAAGCCGTCATCCGGCAAGGGCTGCGAGAGTCCGGGCCCGACATCCGGTAGGCCAGGAACCCGCTGGTCCATACTGCCTTCGCCGCGCAGCGCTCCGGTGTTCCCGGCGTGGCGCCGCATGATCTCGCCAGAGATCGCCCGGCCAAAGACATCCTCGGCGGTGAAGAACCCGCGACCGGTCAGCGCTTCGGCGATGGCCTGCATGATCCGGCGGATCTTCTCGAAGGCGAGACGGATGCCACCGCTATGGGCTTGGCCAGTCGACGCCCACTCGCCGAACTCTTCGGCAATGGCTTCCTCGATCTGCTGTTCACGGGACAGATCCGGGTAGCGTTCGGCAATGCGGTGCTTGGCTATCCAGTTCGGGCTTGGGTTGTCGTCAGTCGGCTCACGGGTTGCCGCAGCCTCCAACCGGGACCACTCGGCATCCGAGAACGCATTGATCGCCCGCAGCGCGTGAATCGACTCATGGTAGAGCGTGGCGCGCGGATTCAGGCTGGCCCCGATCAGGATGTCCATGGCCCCGATCCGGTTGATCTGGAACACGCCCTGCTGGGCCCGGTCTTCGCCAATCCCCAGGCGCACGCGCTTGAGCCCCATTTTGTCGAGGGATGCGCGCAGTTCCGGCAGGATTTCGCGCAGCGTTCCCTCATCCATCAGCGAGGCGTCGGGCGTCTCGATGGCCGCTTCCTGCAAGATTGGCATCGGCTCAAGAGCCGCCGCGCGCAGTTCCGGCGTGATGTCGATCGACCAGACGGGGTTGCCTTTGGGGGCGACACCAAGAGCGGCCTCCGCCTTAGCCCTGCCTATTTGGCTCACCGCTGCTTGGCTTAGGCGGTAAGGCCCATCCATACCACCAACCGCGCGCCACAACGCTTCCCCCGCTCGATCTCTCGCTTGATCTGTAAGCCGCGATGGCAGTGCGTTCACGATCCGCTCAATGGCTGGTTGGTCGCCCATTTCCTGAATGGCTGCGGTCATTGCAACGTCAGAAGCGTTCGTGTCAGCCATATCCGGCAACGTCCGGTCCTGATACACCCTCCCGCCGTACTTCTTGGCGAACTTCTCGACGGCCCGCTTGGTCTGCTGGTCGTAGGCAATGGCATAACCGGAGTCGGGGAAGGTGATCTTCTGGCCGGAGACGGTGCCCTTTTCTTCACTCAGAATTTGCTTTGCAAGCTGGGGGCCAATAAGCGATTGCAACGTCTTGCCTTCCAGCGCCGCCGCATCGGTATCCACAATATCACCGCGATCATTCACCGATACCACATACTCACCACCGTTGCCGTTCGATCCCGCCATCACAAGGAGAACATCTTTCACCGCACCCTCGGCGTTGGTGCCCGTGCTTTTTTCCCATTCAATCCGCTCCACGACGCTTTGACCGGCCTTGTTCCACCGCTTGGCCTGCATGTAGCCGGGCGTCCACGACAGCCTGTCATAGCCCTTCTCTGCCGCCTCGCGCAGAAGGCGCTTCACCATCAGCGTGTAGGTGTGTTCCTCCTTGAACGGGGTGTCAGGGGTGGACGGGTCCACCCGGCGCTCGGTCCCGAGGCGTAGGAGTTCGTCGTTAACGGCTTTGCGATCTCGCATCAGGTCAACGACCATCTGGTAGGTTTCCAAATTCTCCTGACGAAGAAGGTTCGCGTATAGCGCGCCCTGCCCTCCTTGGTCTGAGCCTTGGTTCACTCGATCTTCGATCGCGAATACCGCCATCCGCGCCGATGTCGCGCCATCGACACCCGCGGCCTCAAATTCATCGTTTAGCGCAGCGGCGACGCGGCCCGTTATGTTTCGACGCTCATCCGACAGCCTGTCGCGCTCTTCCTGAAGACTGCGCCGCCTTGCCGTGACCTCCGGGCTTTCGGTGTTCTCGCGCCACTTCGACGCCAGGTCCGACTGGATTTCCTCGACGAACAGCACGCGCTCGCCTTGGGCCCCGGCCCGGTCCTTCACGCGGGCATGAACGACGATGTTCTCCTGCTCGAAGTGGTAGGATTGGACAAAGGGGCGTTTTTGCGTGACGCTGGTGTATTGATCTGGATCAAATGCGGTTTGCCCGTCCACGTCAGGCTGATCGGCCCTCGTCTTTCTCGAAACATTCCGCCCCGTCACATGCAGGTTCGGCACCCGAAGCAGGATCTCGCGGTAATCGGTGCCGCCCGGCTCGTTGTAATCCGGCTCTTCAGGGAATCGCGCCGGGCCGTCGATGTCGTCTTGCCCCGCAAACTGCTGGCCTCTCAGGTATTCCCGCGCCGCCTCGATAATATCTTCGTCCTTGCCAGAGGCATTGAGATCAGGAAACCGGTATTCGGACATGTCCGTGTCCCAGACGCCCGTTGCGACATACTCACCGCTGCGGTCGTCAAACACATCGGCTGCGAACTCGGTCGGTTCCCATCGCTCGCGGGCGATGCGATCCGCAATGTCGCGAATTTCCTCGTCTGGAATATCGTCTGGATCACGGTCGGGGTCTTCCTCGATCGCCTCGTCCCGCGCCTCGTCCATATAAGCTTCGGCCTCGAACTCCCAATCGGGGTCCATAGCGTTGTTGTAATCGACCTCGACGCTCAAATCCGGGGCGGTGTCTTCGTCACCGGCCAGCCGTTCCTCGACCAGCTGGATCTGCCCGTCGCGGATGAACTGTTCCAGTGTTTCACGTGGAACCTGCGCGCCTTCTTGGCTGTCCAGCCAGTCATAGACGCCAAGCCATTCGATTTCCGCCTGCTTGACGCCCGGCAGCTTGGCGAGGATAGCCTGCCAGTCTTTCGCCGGGGCCTTGCGCTGCTTGGCGTTCTGCACCGCCCGCAGGAGCGGGGAATAGAACTGGCTGAGTTGGCGCTGATACATGCGCACGGTGCCCTCGGGCGTCTCTTCGGTCTGGATCACGTCGAACAGATTATCAAACGCCTGGCGGAAGATCGGCATTTCCGAAACCGTGACATACGGCCAGGTTGGGGTTTCCTGTCCCGCCATCGCCTCGATCGCGTTCCATGCGTCCTCACTCAGAATGTTCGCCAGATAGTCGTTCGACGCGCTCTGATCCTGTAGCTTGCCGATGACATAGCTTTCAAACGAACGCGCAGTCATTTCGACCATCGTGGAGAAATACGGCGTGCTCCGGCGCTTGTCGGCCTGCCTTGACCGAACGGCTAGTTCGCCCTGGCGCACAGTGGACATCAGATCCTTGAACGCTTCAACGACCTCCGGGCGGATATTTCCATCAAGCCCCCGGCCGGCAGTTTCCGTCAGAAGAGAGCTCTTCTTTCCGCCCTGCATGCTGAAATAATGGTCGAGTGCGTGCCACCATTCATGTGCCAGCGACCCCGCTCCAGATCCTTTGGTCAGGTTAATGACAACCATTCCGGGTTCATAATGGGCCGAAGCCCTGCGGCCAGACCCGCGAGCGCCAAACGCCAAGCCCAAAGTTCCATTCAAAGACATGGCTTTCGGCGGGACATTCACGACTCCGGCCAAGTCCATGAGTCCGTCAAATGCGTTATTCAAATCAGCCTGTCGGCGCGGCCCCTCAACGTAGTTGCCAAACTGCACGCCTCGGAAGCCGAAGGTCTCCGTAAACATCTCTGGCGTTACGTCCTGCCCATTGCGATGATCGGTGCCAACGCGCGGCGCATTTTCTTCGCCGCGCTCCGGCGGCAGCTCCTTCATTCGCTTGAATTTTGCCTCAAGAGCCTCTTGGTTTTCCGCCAGGTAGGCACGGGCTTCCTTCCAATCCCAATCAGGATTGGTTTCAACCTCGATCCAGTCTTTGCCAACCTTTTTGCCAATGAAGGTCGAGCCGTTCCGCCACTTGCGGATCTCAAATTTAACGCCCTTTGCCCGCTCGCGCAGGTTCCCGAGCTTTGCATGTTCGTCAGCAAAGGCAGCGATGGCTTCGGGCTTGGTTTCCCCGTGCGATGCAATTCTACCCTTATTGCGAACTGTCCAGACGTTGCGAGCCGCATCGAACCGCTCGCCCATAAACACGGTATACGAACCCTCACTGAGCGTAATGTCTTTCAGAGATTTCTCATGCCCGTACT